CTAATGCGGTACTCATGTTTGTAAATAAGTAGTAAGCGGCGGAGATATTCACTAAATTAAACGAGATACCGCGTGTTGCGTTTCCCATACCTTGAAAAGAGTGAGTCGCCTGTCGCGCATTCATATCAGCGCGACGAATATTATTTTGCATTTTAATAAGCTCATTGTTGGCTCTTTGTATAGCTTGCTCAGCTGCTCGGTAAGCCTGACTACTAACCCCTCTTTGGGATTGTTGATTTACTTGTTGCATTACTCGTAAAGTGGTATCCATAGAACGTATGATAGAACGGAGAACAGGAGTCATGTGGTCTTGTAGACTTATAGAATTTCTGATATTTGCCATGACTCCTACCTCCTTCTACTTCTGCTGCTACTTTGAAGTTTCTTTCGTTGCTTCTCTTCTTCTTGTAACCGCTCCTGAATAAACACATACATTAACGCTCGGGCTTGGGGAGAGAGATAGGCGAATGTCTCCGGGTGCCAGTGCAGTTTCATTACCGCATAATAACAATACCAGGTGTCACCATCTTTCTCCCTTAAAAGTTTTTTACTTCCTCCATCTCCTCTTCTACGTCACGCTCAAAGCCTGAAAGTCTGAGCACGTTTTCAGCGATGGTTGTGATTTCACCAGCTAACAGACTTTTGTACATTAACATAGCAGCATCAGCGCACCCCGTAGCTTTAAGCCAATCTGGGTCCTTAAAGTTTGGGTCCTGAGTGCAGTTGACGACAATCAACTCATTAAACTTTTTAGTGTTAAACCTACGTTTTTTAGGGCTATTTGGATTTTCCAAGCACATTTGTTGAAATTGACTATATTGGTCTCCCGTCATAGCCCGAATAGTTATAGGAAAGTCTTTAAGTCGACCACCTAGGTTAATTTGGTCAGTGAGATTATCAACAGAGTTCTGAGTTAGAAATTGTTGTAATGCGTTCATAAAGCTACTTGCCTCCTTTAGTTAGTTACAGGCTTACCGAACTCATCTAAAATTTCAGCATCGTCAAAGGTGAACTCTAAATCCTCGTCTAACAACTCCGCCTCAACATCAAATTTTGCTAGAATGACAGAATCGAGAGTGCAGTTCTTAATAAGAGTAGTCTGTGCGCCTATAGTCGAACCAGGGTCATCATTTGTTACTAATATATCGAACAATACGGGTACGCCTGTTTTAATATACTGTAACGCCATCTTTCTAAAAAGAGTAGTTACATAGTAAACAGTTAAAGAGCCCGTACCATTCCAACCATTAGGTTTGTGTTGAGTGCCTCGTTTACCTAGTGTCCTAACTTCCGTTTTTTGAATCTCGCACCGAGCTTCGAGGTTCTTGCCCCAAAACATATCCTCAACAGATGAAGTACCGTCTTTATTCTTGACGGTCATTTTCGCGACGGCTTCTTGTCCTGAGATAGTGTCGCCTGCTTTCAAAAAGCTCATTTTACGCTCCTCCTTTCCTAAGCATCAACATTGACAGTCATGTACAATTTCTCCATGCTGTCAACAGGCTGAATTGTTAAATCAACTACAACAGAGTCAACAGAGATACCAGGAAGTACCGTAATGTCTGCTGCTCCGTCAAAGTTTGTAACCGCATCTATTTCTACTAATTGGTCCACCATGGAGATTAGCTCACCTTTATATTGCTTACGTCCGATGTCATTGTTGTCCACTTTACCAGAGTAGTTTCGGTTGAAAATGAGCGCCGTGGTGTTCCCAATTTCGTCTAAGCAACGAACAACTCGATTTTTAGAGAACGCATACCCTTTGTCAACTGTGAATGTGTGGAGAGTGTTAATATCTTGCTCTACACAAACAGCCCCATCTTGTCTATAAGACAGTACAAACCGACCAGCTTTGAGTGCGTTTTCAATTTCATCTTCAAGAATAGGGTTAATAATATTTTGCGCTCCGTCAATTACGGACGCTGTTAGTGATTGATTGACGTTAGAGCCCGCGGTCATACTAGCTACCCAAACAGGGAATAAATCAATACCAACTTGGTCTACCTGAGTAGTAAAACCTTGGTTTACACTAATTATCCCCTCATAGTCTGCTACAGGATAGTTGTAAACCACCGCCTGCACTTTCTTTCCACGTTGCTCACGCCATAACTCAGTCTGGGCTTTAATTAGTGGGGCGATTGCAGCGTCTGTGGTGTTAATAGCCAAGCATTGGAAGTTTTTATGCTCAAGCGCCGCGAAGAACAAGGGGTAACGAGCAGCGGTTACTGCACCGTTCACAGCGCCGGCTAACGGAGTTCCAGCGGTAACCGGAACAACCTGGGAACCGGGAGTGGACGCTACAACAAAATTTACCCACTCAGACTCTAAGTTTCTAAAGTCGTTAAGTGTGGTGACGTAAAAAGTTTCTTTTAGAAGTGCTTTGAATAAAATCTGCACTTTGCTGGTACCTGGAGTCGGGTCGTTGGCTGTGATAGCGATAACTAAACTGTTACCCGTAGTTCCTGTATATTTCGCGTTAACTACTAAGTCATTGATTCTAAGAACAGCTGAGGCTCGAGTTGCGCCCTGGTCAGACCTAAATAAATAGGCTGTAAAACAACCTGCAAGAGCCGCACGAAACGGGAGCGACTCCTCTGTGTCAAATGCTGTGCATCCAACTTTAGAAAGACTAGCTCCACTTAGTAATTCTGCTCCGGTAAGTTTGATTAAGTTTGATTCATCGCCCCATGTCATCGGTAGCGCAACAGCTACAGTTCCTCGACTACCTAATGAACCTACGGGTTTAGGAACAGAAACGAAGTTAATATACGCGCCGGGTCTACGCTTATTTTGCGTGACCCAGGTTCCACCTGCCGGCATTATTATCACCTCTCTTATATATTAGCCGATATGCTTACGAATTGTCAATGTTTCCATCTATGGTGTTTCTCTCTGAGTTTGATAAACACTGAGAGAATATTTCACTGTTACATGGAGAACGCCCCCTTCAGTGTGCCACTCCGCATTAGTCGCTCTAATTTTACTGTTTTCAAATTGTAGTTGAGATACGATGTCCAGCATTCTAACAGCAATTCCACTGGCCCACGATTGAAAGTTAGTTATTTTGTCTGCTGGGTGACATCGAATGTCTATGATGTAATGCCACCTTGCGCGGTTTCGCATACGAGGCTCATGTGTAGTATTCACAGAGTGAAGAAACACGCAAGGTTTTTGCATATTTTGAACCGGTGTGTCTTTATACAACTTAACGAATTCAGAGGTTGTAAATGCTTCTCGAATAGCTCGCGACAGGGCACTTATAACTTCTTGTCCGTCTAATGCTGTCATTATAACACCCCTAAACTTAGTAAAAATTGCTTAAATTCTCGTTGGAATCGTGTCGGTAGTGCTTTTTCTACGATATCTAATGATACTGTCATCATGAAGTATCCCTGAATCCACCCAGGTTGCCCCTCAGTAATTATTCCAGACTTATAAGGAGGAGCGTGGCCGTATTCTACATGAGTGGCATAGTACATTGGGTTAATGAACCAAACATGCAATTCAGACCCATTTCTTGAGATACCGTCTAGTCGCCAATGAGCACGAAGGTCTCCGGTATCGACAGGAGTGCGAGGTTTAACCTCAGCCAAGAATCGCATACCTTCAAGATATAAAAAATTAGAGAGCCAACTATCAAATGTTGCTGACATCTTTTTGAAGTTGTTTGTGTACTTTTGAAAGTCATTGTAATTAAATGTCACAACTACGCACTCTCCTTAATGAAGAAAAGTGCCTCCTTGTGAGTAAGATAATTTGCGGGTAGTCCAATTTGACCGCGATAAGTAACCATAGTAGATTTGTCGTGACGTAGCCTACGCACTACTATCATATCTCCGGTTTTAATATCCGCTAAAGTGGAACAAAAAATCTTCGGCACAACTTTAATTGGGGTCTGGTCAATTTCTGACTCTCTAGGGTTATCTAGAGAACTAAATGAAACACGACATTTTATTTGAGTATGGAGGGGAGAGGTGGGTAGGATAGTTGAGGTTGTACCATCACTATTTTGCACCTCTGTGTGTCGATAAACATCCATCTCATCCGTCATCATTTCTGTTAATAAGGGGGAGAAGCTGTCAAGACGCATTATAACAGCCTCCTAAACTGATTTAACTGCGCTTGGTAGTTCATCACTAAACTATCTAGATTGATGCGGTGACCACCGAGAATTCGACTTCTCTGATTACTACGTGGTTTGTCCCCTAGTGAGATTGATGTGTCACCCATCTTAATAGTAGCCACCTCACTTGGGTCTAAGGATTCAGTGACATTCTCAGGACTCGTGTTGCTCTCAAGTTGAAACAGGAGGAGGTCAATAGCGATGTTCGACCAAATGTAAATGAGTTGAATGGGAACTTCAGAAATATGGCAATAATTTTTAATGGTTTGCTCAACTTCTTTAATTCCCATAGACAGCTCTTCGTCTGTCACTGCGGTGACTATCCGGTTACTTTTAGCCCTAATGATTTTAGCTACTTCTAAATATACCTCAGAACTCGCCATTAACCCCCGTCCCCTTTCTTACTTGAATGCGGTCATAATGGCGTTAAACACATCAGCTTTGGCGTCACTGGCTGAAATATTGATATTATTTTCCAATGCGAATCTTTTAAGTTCCGCGGTAGTCATTTTAGTTAGAGCTTGTACGTCAAGGGCTGGTTTAGTTGGAGCTGCGACTTTAGTTGGAGTTACGGCAGGGCCCTCTATAACGAGGGCACCTGCTTCCTTTAACGCCTCAAGCTCTTCGTCGCGCACTTCAAAAGGAGTATGGGCAGGGTATCTAACTTCGTCGTATTTAACGGACCTTACGAATTTTACCTTCGCCATAGTAATTCTCCTTAGGCCGTGTACTTAATGTTAAACACGCGGTCCATGTTCTCAAAGGACGGCAATACAATTTCAGATACCCAATTGATGATGTTTACAGGAAGCGCGACCTTTTCAGTACAAACAGCGACACCCGTATTGACAATACGAACATCAGCTAGTCTGTTACCAGACATAAGGTCAGCTTCTTCAGGAGTTGTACCATACCACGTTCTACCAAGTGTGTCAGAAGGTAATAACGTAGCACAGCCACGAGTTGGGTAGAAATGACGCTCAGTCTTATTTAGGTCGGTGTACATTTTTTCGTAAACTTGAATTCTAATTCCGGTGACGCCCTCAACATAAGTTCTAACTTGAGCGTCAGTTACGATTACGTTCGCGGCGGCCGCAGCTAACGGATTCATACCTAGTTTAACTTTCTGGTTCTGCAGTAGGTCCATCCAGGTCTGATGCCCGACAATCATACGAGTCAGGTTAATGCCCCTCTGTTGTGCGTCTCGCTTAGTGTCTAGCATGTCCTGAAGCGGATTGCTGTTTACGTGGTCAGACCACCTATTAACACCAAGGAGGGTAGTGTTATTTCGCGCATCCCAGCTAGAGCTTGGGTCGTAGTTATAGCTGTAGTTTACAGCTTGTCCAGAATCCCCAGCCGACCCAATAGTAAACTGCCCAGCGGTAATAAGTCCCATACGCATAATCTCCGGGTTAATCATCGCGGACTTAATTAAGTTAGCGGTGTCGTCAAAAATACGAGTAATAATTTGACGAGCGTAAGCGTTGTTATTCGCCTCCATAAACATAAGAAGATTTTGACGGTCTTCTTCGCCCAGTCTCATTGCCTCTCTAAAGAAAGGCATACGGGTACTCTCCATTGACACCCCACCCCTATCGCGGAGTAAGGGTTTAGCGTCGAAAGCAGACGGCTGGAGAGCAACAGGTAAGTTATCATAGCCCTTAATCCATTCTAGTTTCAAGCCCATTTTCTTGTCAGCGGGGAAAAGAGCCTCACCTAAGAACGGAATACGATTAGACTCAAGGGTCTCGTAATACGAGGCAAGAGCCGTTGCGGTAACTAAGTCAAATAAAGATTTAGGCACTTTAATTCTCCTTTCTATCCACTTTCAAATTTTAGAGGAAGTTAATTTGTCTAAGAGCTGTCCTTGCTGGGGTGGCAGGAGCAACAGGTAGCGCCGCCGTCTTAATGAACCCATGAATAATAATAGCTCCTGTACGGTCACCATTCGTTACATCCATGTCACTAAAGACGACTCCTCGTGCGTTAGCGTCGTTGGAGGGGTAGATAGTGCCGGCTCTAATAATTCGTCTACCCTCAATTACAACAGCAGCGGCGTCATTCGAAAGGAAGGTTTGTGCGACAGCTACATAATGGTCCGGAAAAACTAAAATTTGTTTTCCCGTAGTGTAGTCCTGCCTCATATACTCTACAGTCATTTTTCTTTACCTCCTAAAATTATTTGAAATATATGTCTGCAGCTTTGGCGGCGGCGGTTTCCCCTACCGTCTTAGCTTTCGCTAATTCGGCTCCAAAATTTGCGGCTTCATTTAGCTTACTCTTTTCTTCGCCTCCCTCATTCGGAGTTTTTCCGAAAGGCGACCACCCTTCAGGGAGCCCAGCATCTTTTTTCTGCTCCTCTTTGAAGTAGTGTGGTTTAGATTTTTTCAAATTCTCTAACTGCTCTTTTAGGCCGGTTTCTATTTTACCTTCTTTGAACACAATCGTATCTCGGTTTAATTTAGAGATAACATCTTCGGCGTCATGCACCAACGCCGAAAGTTCAGAACGAAGAGCGGCATCTTGGATTACTCCTTTTAATTCTAAGGCATGTTTGTCTGCTGCTTCCTTGTTCTTTTTTTCCAGGTCCGTTACTTTCGCTGTTAGTTCTTCCGTCGTGCCTTTAAACTTACCAAGTTCAGTAATTTGCTTGTCCCTGTCCTCAATTTGCTGCTTAAGTGCTTTTGAACTCACTCGTTCCGCTTCAAAAGTAGCTTTTGGCACATAGTGACCATCAATCGCCTCCTTATGAAACTTGAGAGCGGATTCAGCCTGCTCCTTAGTCAAACCGAGTGAAATTAGAGCTTCTAAATTCATTATTATTTTCCCCCTTCATCTCTCGCTTGTTTTCGGTGGTCAGCTCCACCTGAGATGCCACATACCCATCAAAAACGAGTATATTTTCGACTACAGTATAGTATACTTCGAGTTTTTTGTAAATAACAATATCTAAGATTCTTTAGGTCGAAACTTTCCGATAAAAGTTAATAACCTACCTTGCTGGTCTTGCGGCACGTACTCTTTAATCCATTGCTCCTGTGTCATTCCGCGCGGAACTGTTATTGTTTCGCCGTCCTCATTCCGAGCGACTCTATCTATCACCTCCTGGTCTGCAAAATGTGGAATTGTAGTGGAACGGCAATTCACGTGCATGGGAGGAAAGTTAACACCTACCGAAGCATGCGAAGTTTTCCCTATAAAGCCATCCATATCTCTACAAATTTCTGAAGTTCTAAGGTCTAGTGTAGCTAAAAATTCATATTTCTCAATCCCGATGCCCTTGTATGTGGTTAAATCAGCTTGATTACAGAGATAGTTGATTTCAGTACGAGCTAAGGCTCGCCCTCGGTTAATTGAAGTATTCATTTCTTTCGCAATCATGTCACCCAATTCATTTGAGCTAAGTCCGCGAGAAAAAGATTGAGGGATTATTCGTGACATCACTTCTAACAACCTATCCCTATCTCTCCAAATTGAGTCACTAAAGTTTCGTTTGTTCCAACGGGTTTTAATTGTCGTTTCAATACCTAGTTTGTCAATCGTCGCAAAGTTTACAGCAACACCTAATCCTTTTGACACGGTGTAGTTAGAAGAATAATAAGCTGCTAAGTAATTAGTAGATAGTAGTGTCGTTACGCTTTGATACTGATTAGTTTTAAGTGCTTCAATTTGGAATTGAATAGCTGCTTCTAAACTTTGAAGGCGGGAAAGGTAAACACGACTACCTAACATCTTTAGTCGTTCTATATACTCGGGCGACATATTGCTCTCGCGAGCAGAGGCGTACCACTTTTTAAGTAAAGACTGAAAATCTTTTAGTTCAGTGGGAGTTAAGCGTCTACGCGCCTCGGCGTAGGAAATTTTATTTTTCTCAGCGTACTTACCATAAAATGCCTGAATTTCTTTTCTTATCTCGACAAGTGCTAATTTGTATGCTTCATCTAGTAGTTGCTCGTACTCAAGAACAGAACGCTCACCCATTAAGACTTGAGCGATACTTCGTTCTGTCCAATATTGCTTACTCATCATTTAGTAAACACCTCCTACTGAACAGCTACGCGCTGTCCACTAAGAGCGGTCTTTAATTTTTCGCCATATTCCGCTTCTAAATCGAGAGATTCTCCTTGTTCCTCGCGCATAAGTAGAATTTCCTTGTTAGCGTCTTTAGTCCAGGGGTGGTTAGCAGCAATCGTGCTCCCTGAAATAGTTCCAACAGATATCGAGCAGTTATTGATAGTTTCAGTTTCGTTGACAATTACGTCGGTGTTAAAGATAATGCTATATTCGACGTCGCTATAATCAATCCCCGTTCGAGCTTTAATGTCCTGTTGCATAAACCAAATAAGCAACATTAAACTCCACTCGACTTCACTACCCCAATCTACACAATCCATGTCTAGGTCAGCGTACATAAAACGCAAAGCAACACCAGAAGTATCTCTTATATCTTTGTCAGAAGTATTTATGCCTTGTCCAAACTCATAAATATCTTCGCGTAGTCGTTGAATGTGTTTATCTACTTGAGTTACGTCGAGAGGTGTTTCGAGACCTTTTGCATCTCCGTCACCTTGGACAAAAATAGTTCGGTACTCATTTTTATTCTGAACAAACTCTTCTTTAGACGCTCCGTCATAGTTCTTAATTACGGTGACACTATTAGGGTGGTCGTCTATGTCGTTAGCAACATTAGATGTCTTTTTATCGTAGTCGTCGATAAGTGATTTAATCCGCATAAGCAATGATTGCTCGTCTGGGTCGTACTTAAAGGGAATAAAAGGAATTTTTGTCCAATTTGCGTTAACTTGCCTATTATCAACGACGTTTCGGATATAAAAATGAGGGGCGGGCTGAGTAGGATGAGCTTCATCTAATACAAGTTTTCCATCTTTGTTTAGAATATAATGATATATACCCTCAGTGGTATAATATTCAACATGCTGAATAAGCTCTTTTGTTCCTCCTTTATATTGTTCGACGATGTACTGCCGAACAACTGCATCTAAATAAGTATGGTCACTGTCTTTCCAAAAAGGAATAATTTCCTCCGGTCCGCACCTACGTAATCTGAACGTACCTGTTTCATCGTAATAAACCATCAGCCACCCAATTCCTTTTACAATAGAATCACGGCCGATGTTTTTAATGATTTTATAAAAATCTTTTTTGAAGTAGTCTTTTAATGCCTGGAACATATCTTCAGCTTTTTGGTCGTTAGTATGAATAGATGCTAGACTAAAAGGCTTACCGAGCATATACCCAATTTTCTGCCGAGTTAGTTTTTTCATAAAATTATGGCAGAGTTTATTGTTCGATAACACTTTTGACTCTTTTAGCACCGCATTGTTGTCGGGGTCTTTTCCAATAACCATTCGCTTAGTTTCTAAAATATCATTTTTATTTTCATAATACCTTTGCGCGATATCCATGTAGGTTCGTTTTTCACTTGCGTTAAACTCTTTAATAACAGTTCGCAAAAAGTCTTGCTGAACTGTTCCGGTGGTAGCTTGTTCTGCTATTTGTGCACTAATAAGCTCAGTCTGGGTTCGGGTACCATCTAAATAAAAGATACTCATTTATCTAAATTCCTCCTTTTAATATTCTGAATATTACCGATTATATTGTAGGGTAAGAAATTAAGAACGTAAAGGGGGAGGGGAGGGGAAAGAGAGAGTTAAAAACTAAAATTGTTCTGACCGATTTTTTCCGTAGCGTACCTAAAAGCATCCATAGTATGATTATAAGCATCGATTGGTTGATTAAGTACTCTACCATCCCTATCTTTATCCCAAATATAGTTATTTAACTCGATTAAAACATTAGGGCACCGGGGGTGAACGTAAATCTGATAATCTTGTAACTTCTGAATACCAGCTCGGACAGAGTCCTGTCCTTTTTTAGCAGGACGAATTCTATTAGCCCCAAACTGACGAACTTCCTCGATAGATTTAGGCTCGGAGCTATCTGCAATAATAAGTTCTTTGATAAACCCATGCCGAGTAAGTTCGTCTGCAATCATTTGGTTTGTCATTTTGTACCCATATATTTCAGCCCAGATAAATATCTCTTTTGTTTTCTCTGAAACCATACAGGCGACAAAGGCGGTGGGGTCATTAGAAAAACCCCAGTCTAAACCAAATACCTCTTTGTACATAGGAGTACCATCTCGATTTATACGATTACGCATAGCCTGAATGTCAAAGTCGAGTTCTTTCCAATTAGAAAAAACGAGTCCTTCTGCAATACCCCAATTACCGAGTCCTTCTATTTCGTATCGACGTTTGTTCTTCTTTTTCATGTCTTCGAATACAAGTTTGTCGTCGTCACCTAAAAATTCGTTGCACATATAATTAGTAGTTAAACAGTAAACATTGTCTCTCTCACCCCTGTCATAAGGGTCAAAAAACCTTTTCTTTATCCATATATTCTCAGACCAGGGGTTAAAAGTTAGAGTAACCTGCTTAAAATAACCCTGAGGTACAGCACCCCTAATAGATAAGTCGAGTTTATTAAACTCTTCTTCATCAGTAATCTGAAATGCTTCTTCAATCCAAACCCAGCATAAATGACCCTTCTCAACTGTAATAGAAGTAATTGACTGAGGGTCGTCAAACCCCTTAAATAGAATCTTCTGGCCGGTGGGGAGGTAGGTAAGTTCTAAAGGATTAACAGTTTGTTTCCAAGCACTACTACAGTGTAAACGATTTATAGCCCATTTAAGCTGGGCGAAGGTACTATCCCTATGGGTGTTAAAATAACGACGAACAACTACAGCATTAGAAAGAGGATACTTCATTATATTATAAATAAACCATAAAGCTACAGTGCAGCTCTTTTTAGAGCCCCTGCCCCCTTTTAATACTCTGTATCTTCCTTTGTACTTCCAAAATTCACCATATCCTTTTCCTATAATTTCAGGTAGAAGTAGTTTCTTCATATATATAACCTCCTTTCTCTAAAACCCAAAGGGGTGAGGGGAAAAGAATGAAAAAGATATATTATAATATTAAGACTTATTAGTATATATAACAATACTATAAAACAACTGATAGTTAAAATTACTCGGAGGATTTGTTTTTATCGAGTATTTACATCGAGTTATACTCGATGAATAGTTTATATCGAGTATAATATACCTTCTTTATACTCGAGAGATGAATTTATACTCGTTTTATACTCGATTATTTTATACTCGATTATTTTATACTCGATTATTTTATACTC